CCGCTACTGTAATATTTTGAATTAGTACAGGGCGCGACAAAAAGGCGCCCATACCGTCAGCCGCGTTTGCTGCAAGATAACGAGTACTATCCATTTCACTCACAACTGTATTCACAACGTTGGCATCTGTATCAGAAAAAGTTACTGTGCCCGTGATGGTTTTACTTTGTGTGCTCGGATGAGTTGTTGTGGTGCCAGCCTGGAAAATAAATGGCTCATTTTTCTTGTATGCCGCAAATATAGGCGGGTCATACGTTGGTTCATTTGCCGTAAAATCTGTCGTGTTGGAACGAACAGGCGTAGCATTGTGATTATCCCTCACCCATTGAGCATACATAGCGTTTATCTCCTCCAACGTGGGTTTCCTGATCTCCTGGGGTACTGTGATCTCACTACAATCGTACCCACTCTGGTCGACATCGTCCATTAATATCATATCGATGTCTTGTTTGTTTAGTGGCTTAAATAGCGATCTTTGGGACTGCTGTTTTACCAACTTGGGTTGTGACGTTTTAAGAGTAACGTCACCAACTAGCTGAGCCCTTTCCTTTCCGTCCATTTCTGGTACGGGGCTCATCATGCGATGTTTGTCTTTGTGTTGTTTTGGATACAAATTGTTACATTCACATGATCCCAAGCATGTACCGGCTTGGAATATGCTAGAAGTATTGTGGTCAGCATCACCTCCCCTAAATAGGGGTATCTCGACCGGCGAGATTGCTTCACAACGGTAAGCGCCGAGCATATTGCCTAACTTCACTGCTAATAGCGCGTCGTAATCAATACCGTCATCACACTCTTGTGTTTTACGCCCAGGGTGTTCCAGGCAGATTGCAGGCATCCCGTCTTGATACTTACTCTTCCACTCTTTCAAGAAATCGTCGTATGTCCTATCAGCCCACTTGGAATAGTGATATAAATCATGCTTAATCAACACTTCTCTCAACAATCGTGACCTGGCTTCATATATCTGCCTACCATGTTGGAACCAAGCTGCGAGTGCATTATCAGCATTTACACCTACACTTTCTTCTGGCGTGAGAATACTACGTGTGAGGTACTGCAAACTCTTGAATATTGATGACTCGTCTAGAGGCGCCATTAACAGGTCAGTATCTGCGTTGAATTTTGGTTTTCGCTTGAGGAAACTGAGCTCATCTAATGTAATAAAAGGACGAGACTCTTGATCCTTCTCCGCCATGGTGTAAACTATTCCAAAATCATTGAAAAACATTTGCCTGTTAGTATGCCCAAACCAATCAAAGCCTGGTCTCACTGAATCAGCACAATCGTCTCCGTATGTTAACAAACTACAAACAACCTTAAAAGGAGGTGCCGTTACGCCAAGCCTCTGTGCAAGTCCGAAATAACACAACCTATGGAGAATTGAATTACAGATGCAATTGATGATGGTAGTTAGACTATTGCCCGATGTGACTGAAGAAAACAGCTTGAAAATGTC